CATATAGATTCCAAGCGAGATGTGACGGAATATATTTTGATGGGACAGTTCTTGGATCAAATGCTGATAGTGCGGCAGAAAAATTTGCGGAATTAATTACTTCAAAAAAAATTTTGCCACAAGATGAGGCCTTTCAAGGAAATGGCCTTTATATAACGTATGAGGAGGTAGACAGAGATGTCACTACAAGCGTTGGTATCGAAAAAACTTCAATTGGAGTCCAAGTGGGCGAACCAGTGTTTAAATCAGGGTCAGGTCACGGTTGAAATGAAGTGGATTGATATCGAATTAAAAGAATTAAAAAGAAAAATCAATGAACAGAGTGTCATTGATATGAAAGAAAAACTAGAAAAAGATTAATTTAGTTTTTTAAAATTAAAATTTTTAGTGTTTTCTATATAGGCTATTAGACTCCCTAAACTCCACCCTTGTCTTAATTTTAAATTACAAAAAGCAAATTGTTTAATTATAAATTTTTTAGGAAGATATGGTTTTAGTTTTTTTGCTAAATCCACATCCTCCATTGTAAAGTGTTTCATTAAAATATAATCGCTCCTAAAATAAATCCGACTACAAAAGATAACCACTCTCTCCTATAATATAATTCAAGTGCCTTCCAATCGTTTGGTGTTTTTCCGAATATAATCATTTTTCCTCCTATTCTTTTGCATCTCCCCAACTTTTACCTAAAGCAATATCTACTTTAAATGGTACTTTAAGATGGTCAATACAATTTTCCATTTTATTTTTTATTGTTTTTGTGTCCTCTTCATTATGAATTGAAAAACATAACTCATCATGAATTTGTAGTAAAGGTAAATATCCAGCTTTATAACAATCAATCATAGCTTGTTTAGATTGATCTGCAGCGGATCCTTGAATTAGTCTATTTAAAGCTTTGTAAGTATAAGCTCTTTTAATGTTGTTACCATAATGTGCTTTTGCTTCCTCATAATTCATAGCTTGATGCATTCCAAATGTATTAGGCTCCCACATTTCAAATCTACATTTTCTACCTTTGATGGTTCTAATGTAGCCATACTTACTGGCACTGTTCATAACTTCTGTTGCTAATTTTTTAACAAAAGGAACTCTGCTATCGTATTGTCTTAATAAATTTTCAGCGTCTGTTTTTGAAATACCTAATTCCCTGGATAATTTATTTTTACCCATACCATAAAATATTCCTAAGTTTATTGTTTTTGCCGCTGTTCGTGAAATGCCAGCCATGTCCGCTACAATTTGATGAAAGTCTGCAGCTTCATTTTGATATGCATTAATAAATTCACTAGCTCCTGTAAAACCTTGATCAATACTAGCAGCGTAATGTGCCACGAGCCGTGGTTCCTGTTGACTGTAATCAAAAGAACCCCACTGTTTACCTTCATCAGGTAAAAATAAACTTCTAATTTTATCACCATATTCTTTATTACGTGCTGGTATTTGTTGTAAATTCATATTTGAATAACTTAGTCTACCTGAAACTGTGCCACCACCGTCTGATCTTAATTGGTGTATTTCTGAATGAACTCTACCTTTGTGTTGATACCTTTCTATTGCATTTAAAAAAGTAGAATGAAATTTATTTATCTCTCTAGCATTTCTTATTAACTTGGCTATCTCATGCTCACAATTCTGTAACCAATTAGATGTAAAACTTGGCTCTTTTGCTTTTTCTGATAATGGATAATCAATTCCTAAATAATCAAAAGCTTTAGCTACTGATCTATTTGCCCATATATCTACACTTTCACCAGTTAAAGATTTTATTTTTTTTAAAATTTTATTTTCATCTTGGATAAAATCTTTTTTCAGTGTATCAATTTTATCTAAATCTACAGCAATACCTTTCTCTCTCATTTCAATTAATATTGGTAGCAACTCCATTTCCATTTCCCATACATCCTGTAAATTTTGTTTAACAAGAATTGGTTTTAATTGCTGCCATAATTTGTAAGTTAAAGCTGCATCTTGTTCAGCATAAAATCCTACGTATCCTGCAGGTAATCTCCATAAATCTTGTTTAGGATCAATACCCCATTCTTTGGCCTTTTCATTTAAAAAGGTTTCATTTTTTAATTCACCTAAATAATCCTTACATAACGAATTTAAAGCATAGGACCATCTGTTTTCATCTACCACTGCAGCTGCAATCATAGTATCTATTATAGGTCCATTAACCTTAAAATTATTAACTTTAAGCCAACCTAAATCATAGGCTGCGTTGTGAAAAATTTTAGGACAAGGTAATTTTAAAACATCCTCAATAAAACCAGTCGTAATTCCAACATCCATGTTACCACCAGCATCATGGGCTATAGGAAAATAATATTGTTGACCAGCCGTAGCTAATGCAAATCCTACTACATGTCCATCAAATCTAGCCCAACCAGGTCCCAAAGTTTTTAAATTTGGATCCTTTGTTTCTAAGTCAATGGCTATAGCATCAGCGTTTCTTAAATCTGGATACTCTGAAGGACACACCCAATCAGCTTCCTGAAAAATAAAATTTAATTGATGTGTCATTTGTCTTTTAATCTTTTAATTTCTAACTCACAGTAATGTATGATTTTTTCTAAATCTTTAATTCTATCCTTCATTAAATACCTACAAACGTACTTTACAACATTTCCTTGGAAGAAAGATAATCCATTTTTAGATATAAATTCAAATGGTTGTATTTTATATTCTTTATAGTGCTTTGGCCCTTTATCTTGTGGAAAGGCTTCCTCAAACAAGTCTTTGTGTGTCATAATTTCTCCTAAAAATATTATAAATAGATCCTAATGGAAAGTGATATTTGTGATGTGTATTTACTAAATGTAAATTTTGTTTAGCTCGTGTTGCTCCAACATACCAAACTCTGCATTCTTTTACTTTATCTAAAATATTTTTTCTTTCGTAATGTGATGGCCAGTTTGCTTTGCTAAGTAAAACAACATTATCCGCCTCACCACCTTTAACAGCATGCATTGTATCTACAATAATATTAGACTTCTGATCTAAATCAAACTTATTATTTAATGCTTTGATAAAATATTCTTTTTCTTTATTGGAGAATCTAATTTTAAATGATTTAATCCAAGTATCTTTATCCTCTCTTAAACCACATCTTAATTGTAATTCATCATAATTAAACGGCTGATTTTCGTGTGCAAAGGACCACTTAGAACTATCTGCACTTCTAAACCCATGATCAATATTTTGTAAATAATGATACATAATACAAGCCTCTTCTCTAGTTATTGAACCACCTGAAATTACTTTATTCCATGACTTAATTGCTTGCCACTGTTCTATTTTAAAAGATCTTAAACCCTGCACATCTTGAAAATATAAACCCATATCTTTTAAATCTTTTTCTACTTCTGATTTTACATCTCTAATTCTTGTTAACACCATATAAGATTGATCATTATTAAATTTTATTTTTTTAATATCTGGATAAGTATTTACGGTGCCCTCCTCTTTTTTAGGCATAAACTCTTTTTCGACTCGATAGCCTTTAGCAGGGGCCATCAATAAATTTGAAAAAGAATGAATTGCTTTTGGTATTCTTCTTGATTGTTTTAGTATTTTGTTTTTGCCAGGAAAGTGTATAAAAAAATCTACGTCAGCACCATTCCATTCGTATATGGCCTGATCATCATCTCCAGCTAAGTAAACTATTTTTGTTTCAACAGCTAATTTAGAAATCAAATCCCATTGTAGAGGTGTTAAATCCTGAGCTTCATCTACCATTAAAACATCTAGGTGAGGTACAATACCATCTGTTATAAATTTTTTAATCATATCTGTAAAATCTAATTTATCTTGTTTGAAAATACCTGGTTCAAATTCATAATGTTTAAAATTTTCGTAAGCGGTAATTATAGATAAATATTGTGGGAGTCTAACTTCTTTCCTTTGTTGTTGCTTATAAGCATGCACTGGATCTTGCTTCATGTTCCGTGCTTTGTCGTAAACTCTTAAAGACCAATTATTTAAAATTTTCTGATCCTCAAAACCTTTAACAGCTTTAATTTTAATAGTTCCATAATCACTGTGAAATTGAAACATATCATCATTAGGATCTAGCACTGGTATCTCAGAGAATTGTTGTCTAGCAAAACTGTGTATAGTTGAAAAGTACGGAAATGTTTCTTCATCGTAGCTTTGATTTATTGTTTTGAGCCTATCTATTGTTTCATCAACAGCTTTATTTGTGAAACTAAAGTATGCTATTCTGTTAGGTTGCACACCCTTTTTTAAAAAATATTTAATTCTTTTTAACAATTGATATGTTTTCCCAGTTCCAGGTGGACCAAATATTTTAATTGTCCGACCACGGAGCAGGTGGTTTTTTAAAATCATTGTTTAAATCCTTAGTTTTATATTCTGGTATTTTAGGCATTTTGCATACCCAGTGTCTAGTTTGTATATTAACATACTTCTTTTTTGGTTCACCACCTCCCGTTTGAAGAAAGTTAGTGCACTCTCTAAAACTCCAATTACTTCCCATCTTTTTCATAAATTTTTGAAAAGTTTGTATTTTAAATCTCATCTCTTTTGCTTCATTTGGATTACCTGTATCTATCCATATGTAACCATTATCTATTTGATCAAATGCTTCATGAACTTCGCTGTCTTCATAAAATTGGACTAATCTAGAATTAAATAAATCCTCTTTATCTGCAACCGCATCGTAACCCTCCATGTCTAATTTGTTCTTAATTAATTCATCCTTAAAATCAGACCAGGGATCGGGATTATTTTTTGTAGCTTTTAAGGTTCTCCAAACTATGTCAGCTGTTTGTAATTTTTCTGCCCACAATCTTTGACTGTATAATTCTTTATTATCTAATTTAATATTTGTTCCGTTGACGGGAAGCACCCAATAGGGTTCAGGATATACATTATATTTAATTAGTCTACCAATCTCTGGCATGCTTTCATTCTTGTTTATACCAAATTTCTTAGTTAAACACTTACTTTGTTGGCAGTGGCTCTTAGCAATAGAGCTATTACATCTATAGTTATAATCGTTCTTTTTATGTTGGTTTATTAATATGTTTAATTCTTTTGGAAGTAATGGTGGCACACCAATATTTTTATTAAACTCTCTAAATAACTCAGGCCATTCATCCTGGTCGGGATTTATTTTTTTACATAATACTGCACAATTAAATAAAGCATCATTTCTTCCTTGTCCCTCTCTAACTTTGTTT